ATCCAAAGTGCTGCACCATTTCATCATCTATAATAGTCTTAGCAAAGGGAACCGCCTTATTGGACACTTCTTTATCAGGGGAAACAACATCACGTAGATACTGCTTTCTGTCTTCAACTACATCAACAGGTACGCCATTTTCATTCTGTACCAGGTCGTTTCCTCTGCCCCCTGGAACAGCTCCAACATCGTCTGTAACGGTGCGCTGTCCTTCCACTCCTTCAAGTTTCGCGGGTAGTCCATTTTTCGTGTCACTGTACCCAGTATCCCGTCCAGTAGTTCCGATATCTTGGCTATCTCTTGCTTCAAGGTTTGGTAAAGTCGTGGGTTCTGTGTCCGTGACAACTGTTTCTCTAGTCCCTGCATCGACAAGATCAGATCTATCCGTTTGGACTCTGGTATCTTGTCTTGCATCTCCTGTATTAGTTCTTGCATTGTTTTCTCCTTTGGCTCTTTGTTCTATCTTGTCTACAGCCCATTCATTATACACAGACATGTCTCTTTGTGCAAACGCTTCAAGCATCACCGATTTATGTTCACCTTTAATGCCGTACCCGTCAAGCTTTGCATTCACTGTATCCATAGTGAAACTATCAGCATTTGCCACAGTAACTTCAAGCTTATCTCTCGCTCTGCTTCCATACATAGAGGGGGCTACTTCTTCACCGTTTAGCGCGCTATTCACATACACTTCAGCCTCAGTAGGGGGGGCATGTTTAGCTACTTTAGATTCACGTTCCAAAACGTCAGGCGTACTTTCGTCTATCTTTTTGATGACTTGCATCGCCTTAGAGGAATGGTCCTCTGCTTCTGCAGTTATCTTTAAAAGTGCAGAGTTCTTAATGTCATCAGGGATGGCATAGGAACTTTGATCAAACTCTTTAATGATTTTATCGATACTCATCAGATTAAATTCATCATGATCAACGACAGTACCATCCATCATCTTAAATGTTTTATCAGGCGTAGGAGTTGTAGGATCAAGAGGATTGGTTTCTACTTCAGGAGCTTTACTGAAACGCTTAGTCAATATAGAAGAAAATGCGCCTGTTCCTGTACCCATGGCAAGGTTAGCACCCACACCAAGGATCGTAGCTTTCTTGGCCTCTTCATCACTCTGACCTTTTCCTTTTGCAAGGTTGTAGTCATACACAGCCCCGGCACCCACATCAGTAGAGGCACCAGCGCCTGCACCTACGGCTACTTTTGTACCACTTTTTAAAGCAGTGTTCATCACCGCTTTTGTAGCCAAAGACCCGGCCCCGGCACCGGCTAAGTTCACAGGGTTCACAAAGTCACCTATCAACCCGGCACCATCCCACTCAGAGGGGTTCTTTACTTTCTGCCACAACATATCTGCACCAGTGACAAGCGTATCTACAGTACCGTTTGCATCTGCAAACGCTTTTTCTTTTTCCTCATAGATGTTTTGTTGTTCGGGGGTACGGTGTGCTTTTTCAAAATCACCGGCTATCTCATCATTTGCAGCTAAAAAACCAACTTTATGGGGGTCAGGATTCTGTCCTGTAAGTTTACTACCTACTACAGCTACCTCAGTAAGCATCCTGCCTACACCACGGTCTAACCTATCTTTAAAGTCTGTACCGCCATACTCTTTTTTGTACTGATCTTTGGCATAAATTACCTCTTGCTCGTAAGCTTTTTCTTCAGCAGCCTTTACTTCTTCTTCCGCTTTTGTAGTCTGGTAATCAGCATACTCTTTCATCTTCGCGTAAGGAACAGACCTAGACTTAAACGCTTCAAACACATCCTCACCTAAAGATTTCTTTAACGGATCCAATGCTTCACGTGCAAGCACACGAATGTCATCTTTGGTTTTACCCTCAGCCAAAAGAGCATCAAGCTTTTCACGTCCTAAGACATCAGATACCATCATGACTAAGACTTTTTCTTTTTAGCTTTTTTAGCCACTTCATCTAAAGCATCTAGTGTGAAATCAACAGGAGGCGCATAAGCACGGTTGACTTTTTTTACTCTGTTGCCGTTTGTGTCATAAGAGTACTCTTCCTGCGTGGGGGCTTTGGCTTTAGACCTTATCTTAGCCACTGCCTTCTTATCTTCACCCTCCATTGTAGTTTTAAGAATATTATTCGCCATCTTGTCATGCTCAGTGATGTTTGTGTTGATATTATTCTTTCTGTCTACAGTAGTCGATCTATCCCTAGCATCAGCCGTCACTTTCCGACCATCAAACCCATACTTAGCCGCGACTATCTTAGCCCCTGCCTTTTGCTCAGTCACACTCAAAGAAGTATTACTTCGTAGCGATGCTATCTCTTTATCCATGGCTATTTTTTTATCTTGAAGACCAAGCGCTGCCTCATCAATCTTGAGTTTTCTATCAGCCATATTCCTATCATCTATATCAAGAGGAATCTTAGCCAACTGTGAAAAAGCATTGGCCCCGGCACCAGCGCCAGTAAGTGCTAATTTCGCGTTGATCACGTTTACCGCTTTATCATCATACCATCTAGCCATCTCTTACCCCTTATCTCAAAGGTAAAGACGGGCTGTCGTAGCGGTGGTCTTTACCTAAACTTTCAGCAGCAAGGTCAAGACGGGCTTGGCTTTTCTTCTTGCGGTCTTTCTCATCTGTGTAGTCTTGCTTTTGCAAGTTCACCAATTCGTCAGCAGCCTTGCCTTGCTTGTATGTACCATATGCACCACCAACACCGCCAAGTATTGAACCCCAGTCTTTACCGCTCATGCCCTTAAATAGACTTGTTAACCAATCCATAAAAAATCCTTTTGTCTTTTTCTTTAGTCTATAAGAAGAGGGTTTACTTTTTGTCAAGGGCTAAAGAGGAGTAGAGAAATCGTTTAGAGAGATAGGGGGAGGCTACTTAAAAACCTCACCACAATTAGGGCATTGCTTAAACATTATACTATCGCTACACTTTGAGCCAATATAGCAATCTTATTAGCTTTATCCGTACCGTTGATAATCCTGCGCGCATCAATAAAATTAGATCCTTGCTTACCAAAATAATCATCTATCTTTTTACCTGTGAAAATGCCGTGCTTCATGCCATAAACCAAGACAAATATAGACAACTCTTCATTCATCGCAAGTTCAGGCATAGAAATAAGGTCTATTTTTGCACCGTATTTACTGCTTAGAATAGTAGAAAACTTTTTATAATTCTCTTCCCAGGTGATCTGCACAAACCCGCGCCCATAATAAGGCCAGTACTTAGAGATGTTCTTCTCTTTCTTAGCCCAATTCTCAAAACGCTTGGCCCCCTTATCTTCACCGTACTTCTTATCCATCTTATCACGGACCCAGTAGGCTTCACGTACCGGTCTAAAAGTATCATTTGTTTCATGCTGCACAGTGGCCAAAACATACTGTATCGCTTCAGGTTTAGTTATGCCTTGAGCGTAACATTCTGCGATGATTGCATCTATCGTTTCTTGTCTTTTCATATCCACACCTTTACCTCTGTAAATTTATTATCTTCACCGTCTATCATTTTTGCAAACTTTTTATTGTAGTCGTTAATCTGATCGCATAAAAACAAATTAGCTGCTTCAAGTTCCTCGATGCGTTCATCTCTCTCGATGATACGCTTCCTCTGTTCATTGATGCGATCTGCCATTTCTTTAAATTTTTCATTGCTTATTTGTACCATCATATCACCTCATAGTCTATTTCTAATGGCGGCAGATGAGTGGTATTTATTTCACTTGTATCTACTTTATACATCTGCAGTTTAGGACAGGTTGTCGGTAGGTATTCAATGTCAGGCTCACAACAACTATTCAAAGATAGTAGAGTGAAAGCCAACAGTAAGATTAAGATCATGAATTTTAATGTCTTCATGGGGCTTCTCCTTTTGTGTTAATGCATTTTTTAGAGTGCTGTACTTAGTTTCAAAAACCTCTTTAGTGCCGCCATAAAGTATGACGGCTATGTCTTTCTTCTGTATGATGATCTCTGCCTTAGCTTCTTTGAGATCATAATGTGGCTTGATAATAAATGTAAACAGAAGAGATAACGCAAATATGACGGCTGCTATCCACCAAAAAAGCTTACTATTCATCATTAAAATAGCTGTCTGTATCATGGCTTCTTCCCCCCTGCGGTATCAAATAGCCTTTCAAGTAATTCTCTAAGCTTCGTAGATATGAGAGATATACCATCAAACTCCGGAAGTGGTTTTTTACGTCTGGCTTTTTGGACATTATTTACAAAGCTTATCCCTTCTGATGCTGCAAGTACCAAAATCACCCAGGTAATAAACCATAGTAGACTATCCCCTTGAATTTTTACCAGGATTGCTACTACAATTGGTATCATTAAAAGAAGAATTTTTGTTAAGATACCGGAGTAGAACCTCGAAAAAGTAACAGATTCGTACAGTACAAAGGAGGCTATCACTCCCGATACTAAGTCCATGATCAGTAAGACAAAGTATAAGAACATGGATTGCACTGATATATCTAAGAATGCTAGTATCATCGCGCCTGTTCCCACGACTGTAGTAAAACATACCTTTGTAGCTATCGTTACTTCTGTGACTCTCTGAATTGCGTTATCCATGCTATTCCTTTTTTTTATACTCTAATAAAAACTGTTCTTCACAATGTCTATCATCACTAAATAGCCAATTGATACTCTCTACTGCCCAACCTATCTGCTTCTTAAAAACAAGGGCCGAAACAGTATGGTTAAATATTCCAAATATCAAATACGCAAAGAGATAATCAAACGCTTTCGCAAGTCCAAATAAAAACTGAGGTAATAGTGATCTAAGTCTTAATAGCCAAAAGTGCCTTGCTACTTGAATTGTGAACAACGGTAAAAATAATATCAACATGGATATAAATGCCAGTGTTAATAAGAAGACTGCTTTTGTCATAGAGTAGAACCTAACAAAAACAAATCATCTATACTTGTAGCCGTCATTCCTAGCGTTGGTGCTAGTTGCAATACAAATGGGTTGTTACGTTCTAATGCTGTTGCCAAAGTCCATTCATCCATAGCATCTACGTTTGAAGAGATAAGTGTGTTGAAGTCAGTCCATAAAGTACCTGTCTGTTTCATCGCTCTCATGGCTTGTATTTTTGTTATACTATTAGGTTTGGCATCTTCTATACGTTGCAGAAATTCAGCTGTCTGTTCACCTAGTGCCACATCAACAACATCCTGAGAGATTGCCGAATTATCATCTAGCAAAACATAATCTGTTCCACTCATTACAACCTGTTTACCAAGCTGTAAACTCAAAATATCTACTAACGGTTTAACTGTAATTTCATCTTGCATAACTGTTCCTCTTTATTTATGAATTTAACTAAATTAAAACTATCTGCACTCTTGATATGCCCACCCCAAGACGCTAAAAATAGTTCTAATCTAGGTAAATCATTATTCCTTGTATATTTTTTTATCTTCCTTTTCGCTCTCACTACACTATCTTTTCGGATTAGTTTATAATTTTCTGATATTCTGTAACCTAAAAAATTTAAAGGCCTCACAATAGAACTTATATGCCATTTACTAAATCTTAACTTCATATAAATTTGGCTAAACAAAGCTAAAACTCTTTGGAACTTTTTAAGTTCAGCAGAATTATTACTAAGTATCACCGTATCATCCATATAGCGAAAGTAGTATGTCGCTTTAAGCCTTGTTTTGATAAACCTGTCAAAAATATGACCGTAAATATTTGCGAACAACTGACTAAGCAAGTTTCCTATCTGAATACCAGCATTATCGTCACCTGCAAAACCTCTCAAAAGTTTCAATACCCTACGGTCAGATATTTTTTTCTCAATCTCCTTGAATAAAATATCCGTATTGATAGAATGGAAATACTTACTGAAATCCATTTTTAGATAAAAAACAGTTCCCTCTTGTGCAAGAACTCTTATTTTTGATTGCACAGCCTTAACTCCTTGATGTGTACCTTTGTTTGTCCTGCATGCATATGAAGTGCGGTAAAACATACTTTCAAAAATAGGCTCAACTATATTATTAATGGCATGTTGCGCTACTCTGTCTTTAAAAGGAAGTGAGGCTATGATTCTCTCTTTCGGCTCATACACTTTAAAAGTATGGTACTCCCCGTGCTTATAAACTTCATTTATTAATTGCTCTTGTAAAAGGAAAAGATTTGCTTCAAAATTCTCTTTGAATTGTAGGTGACTGGCAGTGTATCTATTTCCGCCTCTTACAGCTTTTTTATATGCCAGTCTTAGATTGTCTATATCTACTATTTTTTCAATGATTATCAAGTTTTTAGCTGTTTGTTGCATTATCCACTCACTTCCGTTCGTTGCACAAGTTCAATGTTGTCACAAGCGAAACGGGCACCACCGTTCCAATTCGAACCCCAAACATAGTAGTTCCAATTCGAGGCACGGGAACCGGCAATGACACCATCGTCACTATTCCCGCCCAACATCACCGCCTTAGGATTTAGCCCGACAGAATATATTTGACCTCTTTGGTCTGCATTATCTAACCAATTATAAGTTCCAGATGTATCTGAAAACACATCTTTACCCCAAACCCATTGAACACCAGCAGCTTGTTCAATTCCGTATTTTGAAGTAAGGTTTGAGTAATGCTCTACTTTTCCAACTACAACCTCATATAAATCTATTGCAGATGATTTACCCTCATTTACTCCATAAGCAATAGTTGGAAACTCTGCATAAGGGATGAGTTCTTTTCCGTGTGACTTTGCAATTTCACAAAGCTGAAACCAGGTAAGTTTCCCATATGTAGTAGTTCCATTACCACCATAAGCCAAAGGTATCTTAGGAATAGCACGACCGTATGTAGTAGCACCAGCTGCAATAGTAGCACCAGCTTTTGAAGTTCCGTTTATGATATGTTCAGAATTTAATAGGTAAATGTCATACCATTTTGAACCGATAAAAACCATTCCCCCTGGGTTTGCGACAGGTCTAAACCACTTTGTCCAAATACTATAAGCGTTTATACCTCGTATTTGAACCATATCCGCTTCTGTTTTGTTACCCGTAGGTGCTTCTGCTGTTGGTGTTAAACCGTAATGAAAACCGCCGATAGTATTTGCATCTTTAACAGTTTGAATAGCTGTTTTAGAGAAATAATAATCAGTCCCAGCAATAGGACTAGATAGTGTTAGAAGAGTATCAGCAACAGTTATGGATGTTGGGCTGATTTTGGTTGGTCTAGCTATCTTAAGTTCTATGTTTACTCCACCTATTGACATACTGGGTGCCTCAAAATTTCCACTTACAAAAGATATAAGAGAAGTGTCAAGGAAAATCTTCCAGTAACGTGCATCAGCTAACAATGCATTTGCAGGCACAGCCGCAATAGAACTATAATATTTTCCTGTGAGATTTTCTTTAACAATACTTAAACGTCCATATGGAAGTGTACCGTCATGTATACCTTCAAAAACAACAGAAACTCTTCCTAAATTAACTTGTGGCATATTCTTTTCTCCTTATGCGTATATCGCGATTAACTCACCGTTAATCACTTCTAAATTTATAATGTTTGAGCCATCAGCCCAAGTCATCAACAGCTCCCCGTTATCATTTACATCAGTAAGCAACAGTGAAAGTGATTGCATAGCAGTCACAAAAGCCAAAGAGTCATTGAGAAGGGCTAAAGTCTCTACAGCAGTTGATGCCGCGGTTTCCGCCTTCACGGTATTCCCAGCCAAGTCTGATATCAGAGGAAGGGCAGCTCTTACCGCTCTTAAAGTCTCTACGAATCCTACTTCGTCACATGTATTGGGCATATTATTATCCTTTCATTCTTCGCTCTTATAGCACATCATAAAGTATTAGGTTTGTTTTTTTGTCAGGTGCTAAAGTCCAGTGCCAAGGAGGAACTAAATTCCGAACGGTCAATGGGGAGGAAAAAGTCAGTACACTGCGCCCGTGGAAACACTTGTCAAACTTTTATAGCAGTACAAATCGTTGTAAGCAGAGTAGGGGGCTTTGTAAAACATTTCCTGGTCGTTGTCTACTACTTCTTCATCAGTAGTTTGCTCAGGGTTAAAGCTCAGTTCTACATATAGGGCGTAAACATTCAGCAGCAAGCTCACCGCTTCACTTGCACCTATCTCCACCAAACTGGTGGGATCTGCACTCCACAAAGAAGAGATAGTAGCCAACACTTTCAAAACAGGGTTACCAGTTACATCTGCTGCAAAAGAAAGTGTCAAGGAAACAGCAAGACTGTAAAAACCAAAATAGGCAGCGACAACAGCAAGAACCAACTTTATAATTTTAAGAAAGAAATCATACCAATGACTATCTACCTTGTATCTAAAATCAAGTGCCGCCTCAACCATCTTCACAAAAGCATACCCATTCATCTTTCTGGCAACATCCACAGGGATGGCATAAGTCATCGTTCCCGTATGTAGACTACCAATGCCGATCAGTTTACCATCCATCACAAGTTGATCAAGTATATCTGTTCCTATACCTTGTTCCAGCAAATACGCGGAGATATCTTTTTTGCACATAGGCAGAGAGGGAAGTTTATCCATAAGAAGTTGCACATCTGGAATAGTCACAAGCTCATCATAAGTAAAATAATAATCAGCACTGGCAGTGGAAGGATTTGTATCTGCATTTCTACGCTCTGCTATAAGCAAAGACAAATGATCCAAAAAAGGATCATCTATCTTGACATTGTCCAAGTAAAAAGCGTGAGAAATTATCCTTCTGTCTTCTATCTCATAGACAAGACGGTCAAAAGTATATGCTTCAAGCTGCAATTTATAATCAGCAAGCCACACAGCGACGCTCTCATCATCTATTGTGATAAGTGAAGAAAGATCAAACACTAAATGTACCCAATCAAGATCACTATCCATAGTATCCTGCCAAAGAGTTGGCTGCTTCAAATGCTTTGACATACGTTTTTGACCTTCACCTGGGCCATCTATATCGTAGTAGTCAAAACACCGTACATCCCCCACATACTTAAAAACACCGTACTGTTCCCAAATAGAGATGAAGTTTGACTTCCATTTATTGACATTGATGACCGACTGCTTTTTACGCTCAAAGTTTGATATGCTTCCATTACATGACATAGTATTGTACTACGTAATGATGTATGGGTGAGTCTTAGCTATCTCTTTTATGTCATCTATCGCATCTGTCCACTCATTAAAGAAAGTTTGAGGAGCTGCATTCCCTCCACTCTGTATCATACCGATGGCTTCAGAAGTAGTTTTTACCCTTTCTATGACCACATTATCAGAAAAACCAAGTTCCTGTCTTTCTATAAGAGAAGCACGTTTAGACTCTGTTGTTATCTGTGCTGTCTTAACGTCTAAGTCTTTAGTACTTTGTGCCTGTTTAATGGCAAGATTTCCTGCACTCTCTGTTATCTGTGCTGTCTTAACGTCTAAGTCTTTAGTACTTTGTGCCTGTTTAATGGCAAGATTTCCTGCACTCTCTGTTATCTGTGCTGTCTTAACGTCTAAGTCTTTTGCGATGATATCATCAATCCTATAGCCTTTTAAAGCTATATTCTCAGACGTAGACCCTGCCATGGTAAGAGCTTTCTCATGAAAGGCTATGATGACTTTATCCAGTTGATCCTTTTGAAGTCTACCGTCATTATACATAGCATCTATATCAGTATATATTTTTGACTCCGCTATTGCATTGAGTGAGGCGGTCAGGTTAGTAGTAAAATCTTGTATAATAGTATTCATCTTAACCCCTCATTTCAAGTGATAAACGCTTATTTATCTCAGTGACCCAAGGTTCTACCGATTCACCAATGGTCATCTTTTCAAACTCACAGGAAAGTGTCGTCACATTTGCCAATTCTAGTGCACTATACACGGCATACTCTGCCATATTGTCAAGCAGATACAAAAAAACTGCACCATCCAAAGCACGTAAATTTTCAAGATCAAGAGGGGAAACACTCACAGCATTCAGATAACTACTATATAAGGACAACTGCTTCTTTTTGGAAGCGGTCATACATACTAGATTACACAGTAAACAATCAATAACCAGCTTTATGAATGAAACGTCCACAGAGTATTTCCTACCCACACAATCAAAACGCACCGCGGTGATAAAACTCTCCATTTCATACACTTCTTTTGCCTTTGGCAAGCCCATCTCCAAAACATGTACTGCATACTCAACACAAACACGATCAGCGCGGCGCTCAAACAAAACTTTGTCTTTATCATTAGCCAAAGATGCTATGAGGAAATACACAAATGCCAGTTCAAGTCTGCTATCAATGTCAATATAGTCTGCGTCCACTTTAGCAATACGCGGTTTTCTCAAAAACCACTCCACAGCACCATCTTCATTTATGGGTCTATATATGTCACTGTCCTGGTATGGGATTGCCAAATTCAAAGGGTCGCACAACTGAACAATGTTCTCAAAAACCATCTCTTGAAAATACTCCAAATGAACATCAGAAGGCAGCACACGGCCACCTATCTTCAGAGCATCAGCTTTTTCTTTCAGTTGTGCTAAAGTCATTATACTGTTCTACCGATATTCTTAATGGAAACCGCGGCATAAGGGTCAAGTACTTGAACAGTCAGCTCAAACAAATCTTCTTTTGCCTCAGCATCATACGTCGCATCACTCACATCTTTAGACTTGTGAGATCGAAGTAATACAGGGTTAATTAGACCAGGTGCATAGACAATCGCCTCATCATCTAGCAAGTTCGGGTTAGCAGTAATTCTTACTTTTTCATGCCATCCAGTGGTGATCGTATCTTTCTTTGCAGTGATAGTCCCATCAGTAGGCTTATAAAGGTTTTTGTCTGCATAGTACCAGTTAAGGTCAGTGTAAACGTCAGAACCACACATTACGATGATCTCTTCACCCACAATACCCTGATTAAACATAAGCTTCAACGCTTCGTCAATGTGATTCTTCACATCCAAAGCTATGTTCCCGTTGACTGCATCAATCAGATCAAACACCGCGTTTGCAGGGATATAATGCAAGATTCCACCCATAGTACGAATATCTGTGATTAGTGTTGCGCCAACCGGTGCAGCAGATCCAAGAAGAGCCTTTTCAACGTCAAGTCTAAGTTGCTTTCTGTTTTCCATCTCTTGAGTAGAAATACTTGAAACTTTCTCCTCGATGGTAAAGGAAGCAGCTTGTGAACCCGTAATTCCTGAAGTCTTTTTAAAGATCTGAAATTGATTGCCAAGTTCAACAGAACTCCAACTTGTGATGGGTGCTCTCACAGAACCTTCAGCATGAGCATTGGCCGCAGCGGTCATAGCACCTGGTCTATAATCCCACTTATGCCCTTTGTTAGCAGAAGCTTTCAGCCCGCTAATACCTTCACCTAACGATTCAAAAAATGGTGTAGCACCATACCCTGTCACACGAATTACATTGTAAAAACTCTCTCTATTTTCAACAGATTGAATTGAATTTAACATATCTTACCTCTTTATTTTGCATTATCAAAAAGCTTTTTCATAGCCTTTTTATCTCCACCAAGTGCCTCTTTACGTGTTTTATCAAACTCGTAAGGCTCATCCGCATTGTTTCTACCTGGGTCAAAAGTACCATCTTCTTCACGTGCTGCAAAATGTTTCAAATGCAACGCTTCCCATCCAGCGGGTGTGTTGTATAGCTGTACTTTCGCAGGGTCTTTATCTTGCATCTCTTTAAGTAAACTGCTTACTTTCTCAATGTCAAAATCAGGGTAATCACCCTTGATCATCTCTACCGCAGAAGATATAGCCTTTTCAACAGCCACACCATTCTTAAACTCTTTAAGTTCATCGATCTCCTTTTGAGTCTCATCATCAAGTGAAGCCTTCAGGGGAGGTTTATCTTCAACTTTTAGAGTAGGTTCAGGTTCTTTAGGCATAGGATCATCTATCAAGAAATCATAATCACCATCACCACCGCCGCCATAATCACCATCACCACCGCCGCCATCTTCAACAATCCACATGAACATCATTGACATCCATAGCGCAAACAATCCTTTAAGCATTACGATTCAACTTTCGGAGGAGTATTTTTTGGAGTACCATCACCAGCATCACTGACAACATCTTGAGCAGTTTGTCTAGCTTGACCAAGTTTGACAGCAGAACCTTTTTTACCTTGCGCTTTCTCAAGTGCTGCAACACGCTTTTTCAAGTCTGCATTTTCAGCAGCCAAGTTATACTTCACTGCATCTTCAGTACTCACGACTTCTTCTTTCTCACCGTCAACAATTTCGATACGACTTTTAGTAAGTCTCACTTTTGTACCCACGGCAATACCTGGTAACGGTGGAACTTTCTCACCTTTACTTGTTTCAAACATACCCGAAGACATTTTTTTTGTCACAGTTCCCAGCTCTCTATCTCTTGATAGTGTCAAATCTTGTTTCTTAGCCATTTTCAGCCCCTTATTTTTAATTTCATTAAACTATACCGTCACCGCTTTTACTTTTTGTCTAGCATCCGTTATCAAATCGCACCAGGTATCACCCCCGGTGTTGGATTTTCTTCAGGTATTGGGTCAGATATTGGCACAGATGGGGGTTCAGGAGAAACAAATAAATCCTCTTCTATTTTAAAATCATCACCGACCTTGATTTTCATTGCTTTTTGAAGTAACTCATCCACATAAGAGGGGTTTACATTTTGGAACTGACCCAAAGTAGCAAGGGCTTCCATATATGAAGCATACTCATCTTGTCTCTTTGTACTGCTGCCAAACGCTACAGCTACAGCAAAACCAAAAGGTTCTTTAGTAGCATGATCCACACCGATGATAGGATTCTCCACACCAAGCATCTTCAAAGTCTCATCATCGACATAGCGGTACACCTTCTTCACGAAACTTTTAGCCACATGAGAAAAAAGCGTATCATTCGCCGTCATGATCTGCTCTTCTATCCGAGTAGAACTTTGCGCAGAAAGTAAAGCCAAAGCACCCGTAGCACGCCTGTCACTCCCACTGGTCTGAGCCTTATAAAGCCCGTTGATTGAAGTGGTCGTTTCTATGTCATCTTTACTCATAGCAAGATCCTCATGCAGCCCCATGGTCAAAGGCGCTCTTCTCTCCTGTATATCTTTTACATCACCCACGGGAATTTTAGCCCCTGGACCTCTTTTCAAATTACCAACATTTACTTTTGCATTTTCACCAATGTAAAGAGAAGGGTTTATCTGTTCTTCCACTATGTCCGCATGTTGATTGCGCCGTTTATTCATAGCCTCAACATGTTCTTTGATGTAGTCTACTTCACTTTCACCATAAGCAAGTATCTGCTTTTCACGTATTGCATCATCTACGCTTGAAAGTTGTTCACGTGCAAAGCCCCATTGGAAAGGGCACTCTGCAAACTTTGTCACGCGCAACAACAAATTCCCTTCAGGGTAGTACGTCTTACACAGCCAGCCATTAGAAGTTTTCAAGAAGATCTCTTTAAGCTTGTAACGTTTAAAAGGTTCAAACCTATCAACATCATAAGAAGTTTTGAAAAACTCATCATGGTCTTTAAGCTTATTGTAAAAACGGTTTTTCTTCTCTTTTTTCTTCTTATCATTCAAGATGATGTGACGTATTTCTTTACCCGTCTTTCTGTAACGGTAAGTCACATACTGCACATCATCTGCATTACGCGCATCAGGATCCAAACAAACATCAGTCGGGTTACACTCTTCAATGGGTATATTTTTTTTCTGTCTGTCCCAGTATTGGGAGACTATCCCCACAGGAAAGATCAACATTCTAAGCATGGCCTTGTTTAGCTCTATGAACGGATTGCTCTTTTCCCAGTAGTACCGTGCAGCGATACGTAACTGCCGTGCCGCCTCAGAACTCTCTTCACCCTTCTTGCTTATAGCTAAAGGAAAATCTGTTATCTGAAAACTCGTAGAAAAAATACTCCTTTTTATGAGTACCGTATCACGCGCTATAGGACTCTGCACATAAGAACGGTTTAGCTCTTTTGCTTTTTGAGCCATCACAGTATCAATGGTATTTTTATAGATTTTTTCAAGTTCAACCCAGTTGCTGCTTACTTCTTTTTGTGCCTTTTCCGCATAGGCAATAAGCTTATAATCCAAGTCTATAGATGGTATTTGCATTCAATTCTCCTTCAGTGTAACATTGAGTATAGGCTTTAGGTTTTGACTAATTGTCATCATGACCAAAGCCCACCTTCATCCTCTTCATCTTCATCAAAACCGTCATAACCACGGCGGGTAAATTTCTCCTGATATGCCAAAGCATCCATCTCATCATCTTCCGAACTGTCACTCTCCATGTCAAAGCTTGAAAGTTGAGACTCCAAAACAACCGTGTTGGCATCACTCGCATTGAACCACACATTCCCAGCCATAAAAGACGGTTGCATATTCCCCAAACGTGTATTTTTAGGCACACCACCATGGCTTAAAGCAGTCACAGGTATTCTCACATCTTCTTCAAGTTGCAGTACTTCTATGCTTGAGTGAAAGTCATTTTGCATACCGCCTTTTTCTATCCCAAAAAACAGAGGAAAGTAGGTGAGGTAGGTTTCAATGGCATACACCCCTTTTTCAAACGGATCCCAATACCCGCTTTTCACTTCAAGCACATATCTATTACCAAACCCGTCATACGCACAAGTAACTACCGCCGTTCTATCGCCAGTTCTGTCACCACTTGCCACGTCCATAGTCGTGTAAATTTCACACGCGCTAAGGTCAAGTTTAGTCCCGTCATTAAAAACAATAAAACGTGGTTTTTTAACATGAATATAAATTTCTTTTTGTGCATTTTTAATTGCTCTTCTTACATACCATTTAGGATGTGCATCAAACTCCACATGAGAAAAGTATTTAAAGTACTCCTCTTTAAAGAGTACTTTCTCATCGGCTACAGGCTTATTCATATACTCACGTGAAAAGTTGGAAAGTTTCCCACGCCTGGTGTAAGAGTCACGCACCCTAAGTATCTCTTCCACAGAAAAACGTGAAGGCCAAGCACTCTTACCATCTTTGATGATAGGCACCACAAGACTCGCCCATTCAGGATCATGCAAACATCGGTTCAGTAAAGAGTCTTTGTGAAGTATCGTTCCCAAAAATATCATACGCCCTTTAGTAGGGTGAAGCCCCGGTTTCAAGTCATCAAAAAACCAGTTAGAAAGTTTCTCACGACTCTTCACATTCCCTATGGGGTATTTCCCACTCTTAGACTCAAGATCGTCTATGACTATCAGCGTAGGTCTGGCAAAGTCCGCCGTATTACCCCTGGGGTCTTCCCCCGCACCGATGGCTTCAACCACACACTTTTTACTTCCATCTATAATGACTTCAAAGTAATCATCTTTCCAAACATCCCCACGACTAACCGCATACCCTTTGAGCGTCATCGCTTCAAACAGCTTACGTATGTCACGCACAAACTTCATAGCCTTATTACTATCCTTACTCACTACCTGAGTATAAGCCTCATGGTTAAAAAATATCTCCGTAGAAACATAAGCCTTATTATTGATGGTGGTCTTAGAAGCCCCACGAAAAACCACTATGGCAGTAAATCTATAACGCTCTTCAACGAGATTCAAAGAATCAATGTGAAAACGAGGCGTCTTAGTCTTAGACTCAAATATCTGAGGCGCCACATTTTTAACAAAACGCAAACGGTAAAGAGGTTCTATTCTACTCATCTATCTCAATCTCAATAATTTCACCCGCCAAAGTAGCCAATACATCCGTAGACTTCACAAGTTTGGCTGCCAAGAGTAAAGTTTGACGGTCTAGGAGTTTATCTTCACGGGTAGAAGTAACTTCAAGTATCTTGATGACGGTTTTTGTACTTTCTAAAGAAATGTGTTTTTTAATTTGCATCTCTTTGGCGTAATATTTCATTTGCTCTTGCAGTATAGAGTACGCAGAGTTTTTAAGCACCTCATTGGCTTCAAAGTCTTTGAGTATCTTTTTAGTATTTTTATCTAAAGAACTTTTAGCAATGAGATCACAAGCATCACCGCCATCCAAAGTAGAAGTAGTAACAATGCTTTTCACTTTTCCTTCCCAGTCAAACTTTTTAGCCCATCTGCCTAGTGCAGACGTAGACGTTTTTATGCCAGAGTTTCCAAGCATCTCAACAAGACGTGACAAACTTACAGGCTTATAATCCGTCTCATAACATACGCTGTCAAGATAAAACTCTTCAGCTTGTTGCTGTTGTTGGGTCATTATTTCATTCATACATTTATCATACAAAAGAGTGATTGGCTTTTTGTCAGTAAGTAAAATAGGGAAATAAAGGGAAGTTGTAAAAGGTTAAGCAAAAAGTTTTTTGCACCCAAAAAACAGTTTACTTAACATAAATAATTCGAGGAGGAATCATACACACAACATCAAAACTAATGAGTTCGACTACCCTAAAAGGGAAAGAAAAAGTAATCATATTATTGGTGCAGTAAGATTATAAAGAAATGTGTTTTACTTTTTGTTAGTAGCTATTTTTTATTTAACAATATTTTCTATTGTCTCAGAAGCCATGCGTGACCCTGCAAGGTAATTAAGCGTCAAATACTTGTCTATCGTATTTGCCGACAAATGCCCCAAAGCACCTGACATCGACACCGCCGCTTGCCCCTGTTCAGCCATAGCCGACACGATCACATTACGCAAATAATGCAAAGTAAAGTAGGGCAACTTCTTTTTTATCTTGGCCGTGGTCTTCTCAATGTTGTTTATATGAGAGCCAGGTACAGTAGGAGAGCTAAAAACCCATTCACCTACAGGATCATAAAAAGACTCTAACGCACTTTTTACAGACTCAGGCAAAAACATCTTTTGCACTTCATCATTTTTAGTATCACTCAAAACCACATAGCTATGATCAAAGCTCACATTTTCCCAACGCAAAGAAAGTATCTCACCCTTACGCCTACCCATCAAAGCAAACAGATACAAAGCACGGTAAAAAGCATCATCACGAAACGCATCCATGATCACCGCATGTATTTCACGCAAACGCTCCGAAGCATCCGTCACGATCTTTTTACTCTTTGGTATCTTCATCTTCAAGCCCTCACAAGGAGAGTAAAGCACCAACCTGTTAATAATAGCCTTCTTATACAAAGGACGCAATATTTCCAAAGTAGTATTAACCGTCCTAGGGTGCAAACCGTCACGACTCTGTTTAGCCATACACTCTTCAATGTGTGTAGGCAGTATCTCATCTATCTTCTTGTTTCCAAGAGAAGCATCTATATAATTATCATAATGCTTTTTTTTAGTCGTAGTCCATGAAGTTTTAGGGAGTGAGTCAAAAAAAGTTTTAACATACCCTTTCAACCTGGGAACATCCCCTTTATGCACAGACTCAAGCTTATTAATAAAAGTATCAAGCTCACGCGTAGCAATCCGAACCCTGTCACGCTTCGACCACCCCTTTTTAGCATAGTCCAAAACCTTACGTTTACGCTTGCCATCTCTCTTAACCAAAATTAAAAAACGGTTATAATCTTTATCTGCTTTAAGCCCTGTACATATTTTACAAGTGTAAATACTTTCATCTATTGCCATAGTGGGGTGGTACTCCTAGGTGGTACTTTCTATCCCCCAATATACACTAAAACCATATTAAAATACATTAAAACCAAACAAAAACCACCAAAAACACACCCAACCACACTAAAATACACCACCGACAACACAGCTCATAACCGAGTGGTCGGGAGTTCGAGTCTCCCCCGACCCACCACTTAATAATCACTTCAAACAACGTTTTCACCGTACTTTCATAGATATTGTAACTTATATTTTACATCGTAAATGCCATTAT